ATCGCGAAGATCGGCGGCTTCGAGCAGGGCATGGACCGTGCCGCGCGTACGGCCGATCGGAAGGGCCGCGAGATCGAGCGCGCGATGAAGGAGAGGGCAAGGGCAATCGAGGGTGCGTTCAAGAACATCGGTAGCACGATTGCCGGTGCCTTCGGTGGAATCTCGCTCGGCGCCGTCATCATGAAGTTCACGCGCGAGACGGCCGACGCCAGTCGCGAGCAGTCGCAACTGGCCGCCGTGCTGCGCTCGACGGGCGAGGCGGCTGGATGGTCGCAGCAGAAGCTGAACGAGATGGCCGCTGCTCTGGCGCAGAGCAGTACTTTCAGCGAAGGAGCGATCAACCAGGCGCAAACCCGACTGCTCAGCTACACCGGTGTGGTGGGCGAGCAGTTTCCGCAGGCCATGCAGGCTGCCATCGATATGGCCGCGCGCATGGGCATGGACCTGAGCCAGTCCGCAGAGACCATTGGCAAAGCTTTGGACGTTCCCAGCAAGGGGCTCACGGCCTTGAGCAAGCAAGGCTTCAGGTTCACCGATGATCAAAAGAAGCTGGCGGAGCGGCTAGAGGCCACGGGTCGCACGGCCGAGGCACAAGGCATCATCCTCAAGGCTTTGGAATCGTCCTACGGGGGCGCGGGGAAAGCGGCACGGGACGATTTCAAGGGCGAACTGGAGGCCCTGCAGAACACAATCAGCAGCCTGCTGACGGGCGACAGCGGCAGCATGGAGAAGATGCACGAGAGCGTAAAGACGCTCAATAGGACGCTCGCGTCCGAAGAGACCCGGGCGGCTTTCCAGACTTTCACCGGCTGGTTGGCCGATGTATCTGCGAAGGCCATTGGGGCTGCTGCTGATGTGATGGCGTTCCTCAACAGCTCGGCGCGCGGCCGCATCATCGGGGACTTGGCGCTGTCCGAGTTCGGCTACCAGGGCCGCGAGAAGGGCGACCGACTGGCTGGCAGCAACATCCGCGCGGCGAATCGCGACGTCGAGTTCGCCCGAAACCTGCTCAACGATCCGAGCACTGGCGCAGCGCAGCGCGAGCAGGCCCAGAAGCTCATGCAGGAAGCGATGGGCGCGCGCGAGTACTGGAAGCGCATGCAGCGTGAGCAGGCATTGAGCTTGGTTGACGGCTATCAGGACGGCCGCATCGCTGCGCTGACCCCGAGGGGGGATGCCAAGGTCGGCGGGAATGGTGGCGGCGGTGGTGGGGGTGCAGGGGGCAGTCCTGATCGGAGGCGTGGTCAAAGCGATTTCGAGCGCATGCTCGACAACCTGCAGCGCGAGATCGAAAAGACCAAGGACCTGACCCGCCACGAGCAGCTGCTGGCCGACATCCAGGCGGGCCGCATCAAGGGCTTGCTGCCAGGCCAGCGCGAGCAGCTCGAGGTGTACGCCAAGCAGATCGATGCGATGAAGCTGGCCAAGGAAGCGGCCGAGCAGGAATCCGAGTTCCAGAAGCTCCTGCTCGACCTGCGGCAGCAGCGCATCAACGCCGGGCTCGAAGAGACGGACTCGATGCGCGAGCAGAACAAGGCCATGGCCGAAGAGGTGGACATACTCGGCCTGAGCGCCGAGGCGCGGGCCGCGCTGGAGAAGGCCCGCCTGGGCAGCGCCATCGCCATCCGCGAAGAGAAGATCAACCTGGCGGACATGCTGGGCATGTCGGAGAAGGAGGTCGATCTGCTGCGCGAGCAGATCCGCCTGCTGGAGGAGCGCAAGCTCATCCTGTCGGACAAGGCGGTGCGCGAGGCGGAGATCGAGACGCAGAAGTTCTGGGACGAGGGCCTGAAGAACATGCAGCAAGCCCTCGGTGATGGCCTGTACAACATCGCCGACGGCGGCTTCAAGAAAGTCGGCCAGTCCTTCCTCGACACGGTGCGCCGGATGGCCGCCAACGCGGCGGCGGCGCAGCTTATGAAGCACCTGTTCGGCGAATCGGGTGGCGGCGCCAGCGGCGACAGCGGCTGGTTCGGCGCGCTCGTGAAGGCCATCGGTGGTTCGTTCACTTCTACCGGCGCTCGTGCCCACGGCGGGCCCGCTGCACCTGGCGGGCTCTACGAAGTCAACGAGCGAGGCACCGAAATGCTGCGGATGGACGGCCGCGACTATCTGATGATGGGTTCACAAGCCGGCACGGTCATCCCTGCTGTGGCGATGGGCTTCGGCACCGGTGGCGGTGGCGCCACCAAGCCGCTGAACGTGGTCAACAACACGCGCGGACGGGTTGACTCCGCGCGCTACGAAGAGACGCCGCAAGGCCCCACGCTGACGCTGGATGAGGTCGCATCCGCCCTCGACGACCCGAACTCGCGGCTTTCCAAGAGCTTGAAGCGTAACTACAGGATGCAGCGTCAATGAGCATTCCCGTCCTTCCCGCGCTGCTCAAGCCCTTGATCCAGGGCTATGGCATCGGTGCCGCCGGTGGCGTGCGCGCGACCGACGTAGCCGGTGGCGCGCCCCGGCAGGCGCTGGAGTGGGACCGCGGCTATCAGGAGTTCCGGGTCAGCATGAACATGCGACCCGAGCGCTTCCAGATCTGGAACATCTTCTACCTCCGGATCATCAAGAAGGGCGCGCTGACCTTCGAGATGCAGATCGACAGCGGCATGGGCCTGGAGCCGCACGATTGCACCATGGTGCCGGGCTCCTATGGTGCTGTGCGCATCAACGGCCAAATCACGCAGGTGTCTTTCGTGGTGCGCGCCGAGAGCAAGGTGTACGACCTGTCGGACGCCGAGGCCGGCGCGCTCATGGACCTGTTCGGCGAGTACGGCGACAGCATGGACAACTTGCTGGACCGCCTCGCCATATTTGCCAACAAAGACACACTCGTCTGGGACTTCTGATGAGCCTCGACCTGGAACAGCGGCTGCGCGTCTTCCTGGCCAGCAGCCCGCAGGGCATCGCCCGCTTGGAAGTGGTGGAGCTCAGCCACAGCGCCATGACGCGCATCTACCGGTTCTGGCGTCAGCCCAGGCCCGGCCAGGTGGTGACGGAGGCTGGCATGGTGGACGTGGAGAGCTGCAACATCGAGGTGGCGCCGGCCGGCAACAAGGGTGACCTCGACCAGCAGTTCACGATCGCGATCGACACCACGGACAAGGACGATCTGCTGCGCGGTGAGCTGCAGCGTATTCCGTTGAACACGACGGAAAAGGCTGTCGTCACGTTCCGCGAGTACCTCAGCGACAACCTGACGCAGCCGCAGAGCAAGGCTGTGCTGCAGGCCGAATCGATCACCTACCGCCTGGGCGCCGCGACCATCAGTGCCGTGTCACCGAGGCTCAACGTCACCCGCACGGGCGAGATCTATGCGCCCAAGGACATCCCGATGCTGCGAGGCTTCCTGTGAACGTCAATGACTACCTGGCGAGAAGCTACCCGCTGCCGCCGTGCTGGGCCCTTGTTGCAGACGTCTACACGCACGAACTCGACCAGCCGGTGCACGAGTACCGCACCATCACGGACAGCGTGCGCGCGATCGCGGCGACCTTCCGCCTGGAACTGCACAAGGCCGCTCACGGCTTTCGCCAGGCGCTGGCGCCGCAGGACATGGACGTGGTCCTGCTCGGCCGCAGCGTCGAGCTGGGCGTGCACCACGCCGGCGTCTACTGGCAGGGTAGCGTGCTGCACGCGCTGCCCACCGGTAACTACTTCCAGGACCTGGCCAGCCTGCGGGACCAATACCAGCTTGTGGAGTTCTGGCGGCGATGAAGATCACCCTGTACGAGCATCCCTTCGCACCTGTCGCGCCGCGAGAGTTCGAGGCGGCCAGCTTGGCCGAGTGGCTGCTGGCGCACTATGGCGACACGCCACAGGTCGCCATCCAGATCTTCGCGGGCGAGCCCTCGGCCGCGACAGAGATCACCGGCGATGTGCGGGCGATCATGAGCGCCTCGGCGCCGCGCTACATTGTCCTGCAGAGTCCTGGCCAGACATTCCTCATCAGCTTGGCTGTCAGCCTGGTGCTGTCAGTCGCCTCGGCCGTTCTGTTCCCGCCGCCGGAGATGCCGGGGAACGTCAACCGGACGCAGCAGAGCCCGAACAACGCCCTGGGCGCGCGTGAGAACCAGGTGCGCCTGTTGCAGCGCGTGGAGGATATCTACGGCACTGTGCGCGCGATCCCGAGCCTGATGATGATCACGTACAACAAGTACATCAATCACCAGCGCGTGGAGGTGGGCTACTACTGCGTCGGCCGCGGCTACCACGAGATCTCGGACATCAAGGATGGCGAGACCTTCCTCTCGGCGATCACAGGCGCAAGCGCCGCCGTCTACAACCCTTTCACGTCGCCGAACAATTCGAGTCCGGCCATCCAGATCGGGCCGTCGATCGTCGACAAGATCGTCACGGTACGCCGCGCGATCGAGGTGGACGGGATCACGCTCAAGGCCCGCAACCAGGTGCAACTGCAGGACGTTTCGCAGTACATCTTCGTGCCCGGTGGGTTTAGCGGCACGATCACCACGCCCGGGGGCGGACCCATCACGCTGCCCCCTTCTGCGAATGACCGTATCGTCCAGGGGCTCGTCAACCCGGCGTTCGACGTGGTGATCGACACCGACCACCAGCTCGAGCTGACAGTGCCGACCACATTCACCGGGGGCGGCACTGTCAACATGACCGTCGATGGTGATGCGGACCGCTTCCTGTTCACGCCGACCTCGCTATTTGACGGTGTGCAGGTCGGTGACTCCATCCAAACCAGCGGCTTCGGGTTCCTGTCGCCGAACAATGGCACCTTCGAGATCACTGACATCGGACCCGGGTATATCGAGGTCGACAGCAACCTCACGGATGTGGAGGATCCGACGCCGATCATCGTCGGCATCACCATGTTCCGCAGCGGCTACAGCGGTGTGCGTGATGTCGCGGCCGTCGATACGCGGATCGTCGTTTTGGAGGGCGCGACGTTCCCCGGTCTGCTCGGCGACCTGTTTCCGGTGCTCGCCAGCGTGCAGATCGTCGGCATCAGCGAGTGGACGGATTGGGTGACACTGCCCTACACGGACACAACGGAGGTATGGTGGAACACCGTCGCGGCGAACGGCCTCTACGCGGACGCGGGCAGCGGGAAAGAGCAGGCGACGGTCTTCTTCGAGGCGCAGATCGAGGCGCTGGATGGCGGGCTCAATCCCACCGGCAATGTGGAGACGATACCTGGCTTCATGACGGGTATGACATCGGACGAGCGCGCCGTCACCACGGAACACGTCATCGCGATTCCGGGTCCGTCACGGTTTCGCATGCGCCGCACCTCGCCGTACCTGTACGACTTCGGCGGCACAATCGTGGACGAAATCAAGTGGTCGGACTTGTATGCCATCTCGCCGGTCAATCGCGACCACTTCGGGAACAAGACGACGATCCACACGGTCACCGTGGCCACGCCTCGGGCTACTGCGGCCAGACAGCGGCAGCTCAACTGCATCGCGACGCGCCTGCTGCCGACCTTCAACGGCGCGGACTTTTCGGGCGGCTTCGAGGCTTCCGGCGCGCTCGCCTGGGGCACGATCCACCCGACACGCAAGATCATCGACATCATCACTGCGGTGTCCATCGATCCTGTCATCGGCCGGCGCGACATCGCGGAGCTGGACCTGGCGCAGATGTGGGCGGTGCAGGAGTCGCTGGACGCCTGGCATGCGGAGTGTGGCTCCTTCAGCTATACCTTCGACAGCGACACGACGCGCCTCGAGGAGATGCTGTCGATCATCGCCAATGCCGCGTTCTGTGTGACCTACCGGCAGAACGGCCGTATCCGCCTCGCCTTCGATCGTTGGCAGGACGCGAACACCGCCTTGTTCACCCACCGCAACAAGCGGCCAGATGGAGAGCGCGTCACGCGCACATTCGCCAACGATGCTGACTTCGATGGGGTGGAGCTGGTCTACCAAGACCCGGAGACACTGCGCGCCGAGACGATCCGCCTGCCACTGGACGGCAACTACACGAAGCTGAAGAAGCTGGAGATCCCCGGCATCCGCAGCTTCGCGCAGGCGTGGTATCGGGCCTGCCGTGAATACCAGCGACTGCGCTACCAGCGGTTGAGCACCGAGCTCGAGGTGACGACCGATGCCAGGATGCTACTGCCCAATGCTCGGATCGCGATCGTAGACAACACCGTCTTCAGGGCGTTGGATGGCGAGGTGTTGGGTCAGCAAGGTATGGAGCTGATCCTGAGCCGGGACGTGGTGTTCGAGCCCGGGCAGCCTCATTCGATCGTGCTGATGCGGCGCGACGGCTCGCTGGAGAGCATCGTTGTGACTGCGGGTTCCGAGGCGAATCGCGTCGTGCTCCAGTCGCTACCTGGCGGGCCTCTGGTGACCCGGGAGGGCGTGGAGGGTATCCGAACGGTCTTCAGTTTCGCAGCCGACAACGCGCGTGAGGCGCAGGCCTGGCTGGTGCAGGAGATCGGCACGCCTGGCGAGGATGGCTACCTGCCCCTTCGCGCGATCAACTACTCGCACCTTTACTACGCGAGCGACGCAGACCCTGTGCCGCCGAAGGAGTCGGTCATCCTGTAGACCGCGAGGATTCAACACGAGGCGCTCTGGCCGGAAGGCAGAGCGCCTTTTTCTTTGCAGGAGGGGCTATGCCCGCAATCACCGTTCTGGATCTCAATAACGCGAAGAGTGATGTCGACCACGTTGCAGTTGTGGCGACATCGCCGGAGCCCATCGCGACCGATCGCATGGGTCGCATGAAGTACACCCTATCGGGTCTTTTTGGGGGGATGCAGGCTGAGGCAAACGCTGTGCTCGGAGGGCTTGGATATCTGGCCCCTGTGTTGTACGCGGCAGACCTCGAAATGCACTCTGCGCGGCAGACAGTCACCTATGACGGGAGCGTCTATGCACCCATCCAGACGGAGATTCCTTTCACGACGAGTGGAGCATTCGAGATCTCCAAATTTAGGCTCGTGCAGGGTGTGAGCGGAGCCGACCTAAGTGACTCCTCAGGCGCATCCATCGTAGGGACTACCGCGGAAGGCGCGGGTGCTCAAACGATGACCGTTCAGGATGCGCTGGGACTATCAACTGTCGACTTGATGACGCGCATTCCGAAGTCGGAGTGGGCTGCAATCTCGAGTCGAACCAGCGTCTATGACTGCACGCCGGCGTTGGCATCAGCACTTTCAACGGGTAAGCGAGTGACGATCTCGATGCCAGGGCGATACAAGCTTGGCACTGCGTACGTGGGGATGATCGATTTTGATGTCGAAGCGCTTTGCTCCGGCGTGGAGTTCGATCTCTCCGATGTCGGTGGCTCGGTTGGGATCAGCAACGCCGGGACTCTTTCCCAGATCGAGAGTCTTACGAGCACGATCTCGCTTGGAAGCAGTGTCGCGACGTTCGCATCCGCTCCTTCTCTTCAGCCCGGGGACTGGTTTTGTGTGTGGAACCCGACCGACTACAGCTATCTGACTTGGGCCGATCGTCCGTACTACCGCGCCGGCGAATGGAAGCAAGTGCTGTCTATCTCCGGGGATGTGGTGACGACGACGCAGCCGTTCTACGCTTCCTATGGTGCCGGCGATGTTGAGGTCTATCGATTGAATTCGGTTAAGTGCCGTCTCGCAGGTGTCCATCTTGTGGGTGCAAGCAGTCCGCCTGGGACGTTGGTGCGGTTTTCCTTGTGTGACGGCCCAGTCGTCGAGCGCGTGACCTTCGACGT